CTCGTCGACCCCACAGCCGACTACGACGACCACATCACGGGTGGTCGTTCCGGATCGCTTATCGGCAATGACGCTCACATTACACATGGCAATCCGCCAAAGCGTCAGGGCAAACGGAAACAACAACGCAATGAGAAGAAGACAAAACAGAGACAACGACAGCAACGTCCCACCGGACGTGTCTCATCCATTGCTACTGCCCCCGTGTCAAAAGGCTACAATGTCCGTGGAGGTGTTGCCCGCCAATCAGCACTACCCAATGGCGGCACAAGGGTTATGCACTCGGAGATGATTGGTGAGCTCGCTGGCTCTACATCATTCGTCGTCCAGTCATTTAACAAAGTCAACCCCGGGAATGTGAACTTGTTCCCGTGGCTGTATTGTATAGCTGGTCGCTACGAATCGTATGTCTTCCGCAGACTACGGTTCTACTACATACCGGTGGCTGGGTCGAGTGAGCGTGGCCAAGTCAACATCTCGTTCGATAGCGATGCAGCTGATGCACAGCCTAGTGACATCGAGGCTATGTCGCAGTATAGCCAGTTTGCATCCAATAAGCCATGGACATCAGTTGTGCTTGACATACCACCTAAGGTCATGCACAAGATAGGGCCTGAACGTTACACCCGTCTTGACAACTCTGCCCTGGGTGATCCGGTTTATGATTGTGGCACAGTGGCCTTCGCAACCGGATACTGCGCGGACACCTCAATACTAGGCCACATATACGTTGACTACACCGTTGACCTCATCACACCGCAATATGACGAGGAACAGGAGTATAAGGCCTCATCATTCCGGGCCTTCTGTGCCGTCGGTGTGACCCGCACAGCCTGCTACGGCACAGCTCCAGTCGTTACTGGAGGCCTAGCCATCACTGTCGTGAATGATTCCATGACCTTTAACACAACTGGACAGTTCATGATGGTGTTTGTGTACACTGGGACCACCCTCACCAATGTCGATCCCACATTCACAGTGCCAGGCTCAATATCTGTGGATGACCTAGAGGATACACCCATGTACAAT